GACTTTTTACACTTTTTATATTATATTATGGAGGAATAGAAACATGGAGGTTTTTGATGAAAACATTAAAAGGATTTTTGCTAGAGAGCAAATCACTACAAGAAGCTGCACCATCGGGTGCTGAATATGAGTCTATTATTACTGTTGGTTACAACCAAGGTAAACCACCATTTAGTTTAAGTAAAGCAAAAGACAAAGCTGCATTTAGTGGCGTATCTAAATTTTTTCCAAAATATAACAAAGAAGCAGAAGCACTAGGTAACTCTTTTCGTAAAGTGACCACAGGTGTTATGAAACAACACGGTGCATCTAAAGATCCCACATCTTCACTATGGAAAAAGTATTCAGAAAAAAGTAAAGATACTCCTAAAACTGATATGTTTACTCCAAAACATAATATATCATTAAAGAAAAAAGGTGGGTCACAATTAATGTCTGCTGCAGCAGGTGAAGCCGTTGCAACTGTCATGGGTGCATTAGAAATGACAGGTAAAAATACTAAAGCAGTAAAAGCCATTGCTGATGACATAGAAAACAGATTTACAAAACTTATGATTGATGGTGCTATCACAGCACTTGTCGACCCATCAAAAGATGTAAAAGGATCTTTCAAAGATATGCCAAAGGCTGAAAGACAAAAGAAGATAAAAGAAAAAATAAAGATTGATAAAATGCACAAAGACTTAGGTGATAGTATAAATGAAATATTAGGTAAATATAATAGTGTGAAAGAAAATATTGTGTATATTGCGACTACTGGTTACTCTAAATTTCCAGAAGGTAGTAGAGGTATAGCTAATAAATTAATAGAGTTTGATCCTAAGACAGGAACACTTACACATGACATAGATACAGGTGGCCCAAATAATATTTCAAAATCAATAAAAAATATGTCGAAGGCTACAAAATTTTATTGTGCATTTAAAACAAGTAAAAAGAATCCTTACTCAACATTAAGAACTGCAACAGGTAAGTTTGAATATCATCAGCCATTACCTAATAGAACTTTAAACGAGTTAATGATTGACACACTATTGGACGATTTAGATTTATATGGATTAGATGAGTCATACAAATACATGACCGAAGATTTAGTTATAGAAAATTTATTTAAAAAAGCAATAGATAAAGTAAAAACTATCGGAGGTTCAATCAAAGATTATCTATCTGGATTCTTTAATAAAATCGTGGAAGGATTTAAGAAAGCAATCGCAGGTATAATTAAATTAGGAAAGAAAGCATTTGAAGCTTTACTAAATTTTTTAGGTTTAGAAATAACCGATGCCAAAATAAGAATATCTGGTGTAGGTGGAATATTTGCAAGTTAGTATGTTAGATATTTTATATGAAGAAAAGAACACACATCTGGAGCATCTTGAAGATGATATTATTAATAATGGTGCTGATGGTGGTGATAACGCTATAAATTTTTTATCATCAATTAAAAATATGTTACAAGCAAAAACAGATAAGAAAGTTAATATAAGTGTAAAGTGGGATGGTGCCCCTGCTATTGTTTGTGGTATCAATCCAGAGAACGGAAAGTTTTTTGTCGGAACTAAATCTGTTTTTAATAAGACACCTAAAATTAATTATACGATACAAGATATAAAAAATAATCATACAGGTGAACTAGTAAATATTTTAAGAGAGTGTTTAGAATATTTGTCTGTTCTTAATATTAAAGGTATTATACAAGGTGATTTATTGTTTAAATCAAATAGTAAAAAGAAAACATCTTACAAAGGTGGTGATGGTAAGAATGAGTCTATGATTTCATTTACACCAAACACAATAACATACATGGTGCCTGAAAAATCAGACATAGGTAAAAGAATAAACAGAGCAAAATTAGGTATTATATTTCATACAACTTACAAAGGTTCAAAGATGGAAAAGTTAAGTGCAAAGTTTGGTGCTGATGTATCTAAATTAAGAAACAGTCCTAATGTGTTTTTTGATGATGCATCGTATAAAAATGTGTCAGGTTCAGCAACTATGACGATAGGTGACGGTGAGGCATTTGAAAAAATACTGAACATGGCAAGAGGTTCATTGAAAAAGTCTAGAGGTCTTTTAAATAGATTACCTGTAGAAGATAATCCATTGTCAATAGGTGTTGCTATGAAAACATATCTTAACTCTTTCATAAGAGCAGGAACTGATTTGCCATCAACGAAAGATACTGCTAGTAAGTTTGAAGACTTTTATTCTGAAAGAACACAAAAAGAAATAGATAGAGTAAAAACAGAAAAGTCAAAAGAGAAGTATAAAGCAATACAAGATAATGGACTTAAATTTATTAATGGTAATAAAGAAGAAATATATTTTGCCATGGCAACTTATAAAACATTACAAAGAGCAAAAAAGATTTTGATTGATAAACTTAACATGGCAAAGTCTATTGGTACTTTTGTAAAAGACGGAACAGGTTTAAAAACAACTAATCCAGAAGGTTATGTTGCTGTTGACTCAAAAGGTAAAGCAGTTAAGTTAGTAGATAGATTAGAGTTTAGTGTTCAAAACTTTACAATATCTAAAAACTGGGATAAAGGACAATCATATGCAAAGGTATAAAAGTTTTATAGAAGGTAAAAAAGGTCCACCTGAAAGTTATGAAGATCAATATAAAAGAAGAGTGGTACCTACTACGAAACCTGAACATAAAGAAAAAGGTTTTAAGTGGAGAATAAAAGGTAAAAAGAATAGTGCAAAAACTATGAAGCTATATAAAACAAAACCTAGCTTCAAACAATTTAAGGGAGAGCTGAGAAGAATTGCAGCTTTTGAGTTTGGGTAGAATGAAAAGATTTTACGAATTACAAGAGGGTGTTTATGACCCAGGTATCTTCAAGGCTTTCTTTCTTGCAGGTGGTCCTGGTTCTGGTAAGTCATATGTGACAAGTAGAATTACACCAGGTTTAGGATTGAAGAATGTTAATTCTGATACAGCTTTTGAGAATGCATTGAAGAAAGCAGGATTGTCATTAGATATGCCACCTGAAGAAGAAGAGTTAAGAGATGTAATTAGAACAAAATCAAAACGACTTACAGAAAAACAACTAGGATTATATTTAAAAGGTAGACTAGGTTTAGTAATTGACAGCACAGCTAGAAACTTTGTAAAAATAGAAACAGCAAAGTCTGCACTTACTAGATATGGATATGATAGTTATTGTATTTTTGTAAATACTAATTTAGATGTTGCACTTGCTAGAAATGCTGCAAGGCCTAGAAAGGTTCCTATTGATATTGTAAAACAAAATCACAAAGAGGTTCAAGAAAATATAGGTAAACTACAAAGACTATTTGGAATGAAAAATTTTATAGTCATTGATAATAATAAAGCAAATGAGGATATATTAGAGAAGGCATACAAGATGGTAAGAAAACTTGTAAAAAATCCACCTTCAACATCTATCGCAAAAAACTGGATAGCAAATGAAATTAAAAAGAAAAAGATGAAAGAAGATATAGACGAGGCACCAAGAATACCAAGAAAGAAAGGTCAACCTGCAGGTAGTAAAAAACATTCTGATTTATATACAGATGAGAATCCTAAAGGTACAATACATGGTTTAGGTTTCAAAGATGTTGAGACCGCAAGAGCAAGTGTAAAGAAAATAGAAAATTCTGGTAAAACACATGCTCATAAAATACAAGCTGCGATTGCTATGGAGCAAAGGGCTAGAGTGATGGGTAAAACACAAGAGGCAGCTATATATAGGGCGTACATAAACAAAATGAAAAAGAAAACAAAAGAAATGAGAAAAGAAGATTTAGATGAAGCATTTAAATCAGATCAAGTAAAGTCTGCGATTAGTATAGCTAGAGATACAAGATACCGTATGGGAACTCAGGTTGATAAGAAAAAAGCAATCGAAGCCATAGCTAAAGGTTTATCTAAAGAGCCTAAGGTTGCAGTATTATTAAAAAAGTTTTACAAAGAATATAAAGAAAGTCTATGGGCTAATATTCATAAGAAACGACAAAGAATTAAAAGAGGTTCTGGTGAGCGTATGAGAAAACCTGGTGAAAAGGGTGCACCAACTGCTGATGCATTAAAAAGAGCAAAGGGTGAGTCTTTTACAAGTTTTCTTGAAAAGGCACCAAACACTGCGGATGCGATGAAAAGATACAAAGCAGGTAATGCAGGGTTTACAGATAAAGCTCATCTAAAAGCAAAAGGTTTAATACCTAGAGCTGATGGAACAAAAAAGGTAAGTGACAAATATAAATGAAAACTGTAAGAGAATTACTTAAAAAAGATGTAGGTAGAAAACAACCGGTTGTTTTTGCATTCGGTAGATTTAATCCACCTACTATTGGTCATCAAAAATTGATTGACAAAGTAATTACTATTGCAAAAAGAGTAAAAGGTTTACCTGTATTGTATGTAAGTGCAACACAGGATAAAAAGAAAAATCCTCTCTCAGCAAAAGATAAACTAAAATATATTAAAATGGTTTACAAGAGAGGTATTCAACTCAATGCCGCAGGTTCTGACTCTAGAACATTTATGGAAATACTTAAAAATAGATTTGATAAAAAGTATACCGAAGTTTATATGATTGCAGGTAGTGATAGAGTGGCTGAGTTTAAAAGACTAATTAAAAAATATAATAAAGTAGATTACAACTTTGATAGAGTAGAAGTTATAAGTGCAGGTGAAAGAGATCCAGATGCTGAAGGAACCACAGGTATGTCCGCAAGTAAGATGAGAGAATATGTTATGTCAAATAACTTTGATGAATTTAAAAAAGGTGTAATGAATGGAATGGGAGATAGAAACGCTATGACTTTATTTAAAGACTTAAAAAAGAAAATGGGTGTTAGTGAGTTAAACATGCCGTCATTAGAAGACGAGATAAGTAACGAAAAACAAAAGATAAGAGAAAACTATTTTGATAACAAAACTTTATTAATGGGTGACATGGTTGAAAACACAAACAATGGTAATGTGGGTAAGATTATTAAGAGAGGTGCAAACTATATTCAATATGAAATGGAAGACGGTGGTATAGAGAAAGCATGGTTGCATGATGTTATGCCTGCTGAGAATATACAGTCACAATTAAGAAATGAAGATGTGGATAAAAAGAGATTAGTTTTACAAAAAAATTCTGAACAGTTAGAAGAGATAGCACCTGCTGTAGGTATGGCTGTAAGAGCTGTAGGAATGGCTAAAGCAGCGTCATCATCAACTAACGAAAGAAAGAAAAGGAAACCTGCTCAGGATCCTGATGTCAAAGATATGAAAGGCACACAACCTAAAAAATATTATTCAGGTGTTACTAAATCTACTAA